CTTTATTATTATCTAATATTTTCTTTTCTTTTCTTTTATTATCTAATCTCTTCTCTTCTACTCTACTCTCTTCTGGCATAGAGTTAGTATAGAGTTCGTCTAGAGCTTCGTGTAGTTCCTCATCTATCCAGCCTTTCAGACGAGTTAGCATCATTTTGATATACTCTGGCTCTTTGCGTAATCTAAAGCAAATTTTCCTAATATCTGGTAGTTCGCCAGTACCCTTTTCAGAAGCTAAACACCATAATTCAAATAGAGTTGCCTTCTCTTCTGCGTTTAAACCATGCCAATCTGGATCGTTTAAGATCTCACGACCATAACATTTAAACCAAACCATAGACCCTTTGTTGCGATAATGCTGGAATTTAGTCCAATTCCTTATTTTCATACATAACTCCAAGTTAGTTAATAACTGCCTATTTTTTAAGCAGATGTCTGGGAAATCCAGTGAAATCAAGCCTAGCAAAAATAAATACAAAAAGCAACATATTTATTAAAAAGAATTATAAATTATTTTCTATAATGCTTGTATATTTTTTTTAGAATTGCTATAGTTCTTTTCAAGCAGTACATTTTTTTAACTAAGGAGTAAATAAAAATGGATCAACAATATTACGAAACTGTAGCTAAACATGAAGAGTGGCTTCAAGATCAAGCTGCTCTTTCTAAAATAACATACGATGTTTATTGCCAGTCTATTGCGCACAAAACATTTTATGTGGGCAGCGTTACAGCTGATAAAAAATCAGAGTTTATAGCTAACACGCATTATGACGCTAATAAATTAATTTTTTGGAAAAGGAGTCTTTAATTGAAATATATTATTATTCCTGTGGCTGTGTATTTGTACGCAGCCTTTGTGCTGTACGTTGTATTTCCTTATTTAATTAAACTTCATGGAGGATTTTAATGTTTAATATTGACGATCCTAAATGGCAAAAAAAGTTTACACAAAAGGGTTATATTCTGATATTCTGTTATTTAATAATTTTTTGGAGCTACTTTATATGGCGAATAATTTAAATGAAATCATTGCTATTTTACAGAAAGCAACTGCTGAATTGCAGTTAGCCAATGATGAAGCTGATGCAAGAGAACTTGCAGAATTACAAAATTACAACAAGACTAAGGAGTCTAATGATGAGCAATAAAGACAGTGGTATCGTACTTATTCATGGCAAAGAATATAAAACAGTTGCCAAACGTGTTCAAGAGTTTAGAAGGGATTATCCAGACTTTTATTTAACTAGTGAAATTATCCAGATGGATGCAGAGCAATGCGTAGTTAAGGCTTATATTGGTATGCATAATAAAGATGGAACATCATCTGTTTACGCAACTGGTCATGCACAAGAATTTAAGAATGCATCTTTTATTAATAAAACATCTTATGTTGAAGTGTGTGAAAGTTCAGCTTGGGGTAGAGCTTTAGCAAATTTTGGATACGCTGGATCTGAGTTGGCATCTGCTGATGAAGTTGCTAATGCTATAGCAAATCAAAATACAAAAGCAAAAGTTGTATCTGCTGTTGATGGAAAGGATTTTCTATAATGGAGCAACGTACAGACGCTTGGTTTCAAGCTAGGCTTGCAAAATGCACAGCCTCTCGTATTTCAGACGTGTTAGCTAAAATTAAAACTGGCGAGTCAGCTGCAAGACGCAATTATAAAATTCAACTTGTGACTGAAAGATTAACAGGTAAGCGTGCTGAGGATGTATTTGTATCCACTGCGATGCAGAATGGAATTGATAGAGAGCCTATGGCACGAGATCTGTACGTTCAAAAGACTGGCAAGATTGTTACTGAGGTTGGCTTTATAGATCATCCAACAATTGAATATGCTGGTTGCAGCCCAGATGGAGTAATAGAGGCTGATAATGGTATTGTAGAAATCAAGTGTCCTATGGATAGTACGTTAGTGGATGTGTGGATGAATAAAGAAGTTCCAACAAAATGGATGCCACAGATTCAATTTCAATTAAGTGTGACTAATGCAGCATATTGTGACTTTGTTGCATATTCACCAAATTTTCCAGACAATCTTCAGTTGTATGTCCAGAGGGTTGAAAGGGATGAGCTTTACATTGATCAGATTAATGACGAGGTAAAGTTGTTGTTAAGTGAAGTAAATGAAATCGTTAATAAACTTAAAGGAGCTTAGTATGGCTGAGTATGATAATAGTAATAGAATCGCAGGTTGGATTCGTGAAAGTGCAACAGGGAAATTTATTTCTGGTGTTGTGAATGTTGAAGGTAAAGACTATAACTTTTCATTATTTAAAAATGATCAGGGTGATAATCCTAAAAAGCCAAATTACACTGGCAAGATTCAACCTAAGGATGATGTCGCTGCTACAGTTCCTTCAAGTACAGATGAGGATGTGCCATTTTAAGGCGCATCCCCAACTGAGAGTAATTACTTATTCATGACGTACATAGTCACTTCAAAGCCAAAGCGCATTTCGTTGCAAGCTGGTTTAGTCCACATGGTAGATCCTCCCTTCCATGCGTATTATCCATTATGATGGTGACTATTTATATAAAGAAAATCATTAATGCATAAATTTGAGTTTAAGCAAAGTATTTTGGAGGAATTATCTGCAACACCAGAGGCAAGATTGATACAGGCTATATTGGCTAGGGCATTGCAGGATGCAACAACTGGGTTTGGCAGGGATAGGGATGATGCTAGAAGATTCTTGACTGAGCCAAATTATGTTAAAGATTTATGCTTGATTATGACAGACTATGATGAGGAATTTGTCGTAGAGTTTATTCAAAAATTTGGGAGTTCTTAATGGATGCTATTCATGATTATGACCTTTATTGTATTGCCATTGCTACCTATGCAGAGGCTCGTACAATACCAGAAAAGACAAGCGTGATACACCTTATTGCCAATAGAGTACGTTCTGGTAAATTTGGAGCTGATGCTTGTGAGGTAACATTTTCTAAGGGTCAGTTTAATGGTGTGTCTGATATTGTAACTGGTAAGCACGTTTATCCAGATCGCAAGACCATACTTAAAACTGAGCTTCTTGTACTTGATACATTGTATTTTAAGAAGCACACCAATCTTATAGCTAACAGTCTGTATTTTCATGATAGATCCATTAAGGATATGTCTAAAGAGTGGAAGCGTAGGAAGGTTACTAAGGTTGACTCACTTACTTTTTATTAGGAGCTGTTATGAAGTGGATGGAATTTGTATGTGATTTAGTTGTATGGGGTAGCATTGTTGCAGCTATATTAGCTTTTATTGTTGGCATATATGCAGCACCCATATGGGCAAGTGCTATGACAGCTATTTTATTAGTTGCAGTCATGGTGTTTTGGGATTAATATGTCAAACGAAAAGTTAGCAGAACAAATTAAAGAGTTTATTACTGGCAGACCAGAGATAAATCGCAATAAGATCTGTGAGAAGTTTGGCATAGATATAAGAAAACTGAAGAAGGTAGCTGAAGAGTATGCGATCTCTCTTCCTCCACCTTTATCCAGATCAGCAATAGGCAAATTAACTAAGTTTAACAAGGGTCGCACTCACATCACACTAAGGAGCAATTGATGTCACAAGATAATGTATACAAGCCTAAGCACTACATGGTTAATGGTTTAGAAGCTATAGATATCATTAGATCAAGATTAACAGACGAAGAGTATATTGGTTACCTTAAAGGAAATATTTTAAAGTATGACCTTAGAGCTTCTTTTAAAGGTAAATTAATTGAGGATCTAGACAAGTCTACTGTCTACAAAGAATGGCTAGTTGATGTTGTTAGTGATAAAGAAGTAATGACTGATCCACTTATTGAAGCAAAGTTTAATACTTTAGTGGATGAAGATTAATTATTTTTTTGGATACTTGTATCTATTGTAGTCGTATTTAATAAGAGCCTCTTCTGGGGGAACATCAAATCCAAATTTTAAAGCTAGATCGCCAAAGTTATAATCTTGGTTTGTGTATTTTTGAAATGGATAATGTTTCCCTCTATTTATCATATCAAGATCTTTTCTTCTTTGGGCAAGCCTAGCTTCCATCTCACCACCAAGCCTTACGTATTGATCTTGTTTAGTCATTAGATTGCTCATA